GGAGACTGAACTTAACTGTCATTTCTTTGCTCCTGTGTAAACGCAGGTCTCTACGTCAGCAAACTGCTTGGCCTGTTCGTGCGTGACAAACACCAACTCTTGGTTACCTGTACCAAAGTGATGGAAGTAGATAAACCCCGGTTGCTTGGAGTTCATCGACTTCTTGAGATAGTTAAGGCTATTCATTTTTGTATCCTTTCAATTAGTCCTATGTACCCTGCTGCATCGACGAGGTTGTCGCGCTTGGGCGTATTCATCTGCCGCGATGCTTTGAGCAGCACCATCATCCAGCACACATCTTCTGAAGTGATCTCATACGGTTCGCCAGTGAACCCATGCTTGTACCGAGATACGAGGAAGGCATTCCACAGCGTAGCAATACGCTTGAGGTTCACATCAGGTTCGCCGTAAGTCTTTTCACGATCACCCCAGATAATGCCTTGCGCCTCATCAAGGATTGACTTCTTAGCCGCATACTCTTTGTCCAGTATTTTGTTGAAGTCAACTGCCGCTTGTTTAAATATTTCTTTGACTCCAGAACCAACAAATGGCGTACCGTCATTCTTGGCTTTCCACTCTGCAATTTCATCCCGTGGCGGAACGTATTTCAACATCCCTTGGTTAATGAACGTGTAGTACCAACTGGACTTGGGGTCGATATTTTGCGTATGCGCTTCCATACATAACCCAATGGCGTAGTCGGTTTTATCTTTGTCTACGCCAAACCAAGGGTGTCGCTTCTTCCATGCTATGGCTTTGGGGGAAGCATCGAACTCTGAAAATTTCTTCTTATTAACTACTTGATCTTTAAACTTCTTTACAGCCGCCTTCTTTCGCTTGTTGTGTATAACTTCTATTTCAACTGGACTGTTATCCCGAACAATGGTTTTATCTGTCATGACTTCATAATCTGCCGCGTCCATGATGGCTCTCGCCTTTGCAACTTGATAGACATAACTGACGTTGCACTTTATTGCTTTCGCAATAGCGTTTGCACTTGCTCCGGAATCCAGAAGCTTTCGGATGCGTGTTGCTTTGGTTTCTTTCATTTTGTCTCCCAATTTTTCTTTGAAAAATAATCAATCGCCCGTAGTTCCATGAAGCGGTCTATTCGTTCTCTTGCGATGTTGACTTCGTCTCGTCCAAATGCGTGGCTGATCTCCAGTAGTAACGACACGATGTCCTTGTGTGGTGCGTCATCCAGAATGTCGCGCATCGATACACCGTCTACCTCTCCAGACCACATCACCGTCTCTACCTTCTCTTTGATTAACATATAACCTCCATGTGGTGGTACATATCCACAATATACATGGGATATTGTCATGTCAAGCGTTATTGTAATTTATTTATTCGGGTTGGTTAATCGGATTAACTATTAGTTAATCCACTCCGGAAAGATCGGAAAACTAGGTAAGTCCGATTATTTCGTCGCAGACTCCGAGAGGATGAGGAGGTTTGCGGTCAAACTTCCCCCTACCCCAAAGCATGGGGTGGGGTTGTTTACCAGACTCGTCAAGGACTCGGAGCCGGTCTGGATGGGTACGCCATCCATATACTGGGCTTTCCCTCTTGTCGAGGTCTACCTCTGCCCCAGTAAATCAGCTAAAAGCTGATCACATCCACAGATTGCCATTGGTCTTCTCTTGGCCTGACAAACGCAAGTAAGAACGTAAAAGAGGGTGCAGTCCGGACAGTTTTCACTGGAGCCATCTACCTTACTTCCTCTGCTGCCGATAGACCTTGCGTCTACCAAAAGGAAAAACCCTATAGACGGGGTTGGGGCGTTTGGTAGCCGTGTACGGACGGTTGCCTTACCCCCTTCTATAGGGTTCTTGTCGTACATCACACGCTACCAACGTGTCCCAGTTTTCTCTCTGGTCTGCGGATGCTAATTCAAAACGGCACGTTGTGCAAGTCCCCTTCAAGATTGTTTAAACAATCGTTTGGAACCATCCAGCAAGGTGCATTACCGTGCGGGGCTTCAAGGTACTTGTCCTGCTTCGCGTCTTTCCCCAGAAGCCAACCGTGGATCGTAAAGATAGGGGCGGCTCCCGTTACCAGATAGTAGCGTTCCGTATCCGAGTCTGCTGGACGAACGACTAGCCGCCCATTGCCATAGTGGGTATGGCGTACCTGAAAACTTCCTACGTCTGGTGCTTTAAACGTACCGACCGAGAAGTCCCAGTAAATGCCAAAGTGCTTTGCCACCGCTAACTCTGCATTTGCGCCTTCAATGTCCATGTCCCACCACGCATCCCGCCGTACATAGTTACCCTTCTTGGAGTAGGTCATGGACGCTACCCTACGGCGCAGTCCTACGAGAGAGGCAACGTAGATTTCATTCTCATTCAATATAACGTCGATAGACATTGTTTCCTTTCTAGGATTTAAATCGCTATTTCAATCCTTGACAAACAAAAAAGATAAAGTTAAGCTTCGCAAAGCGAAGCTTAAAACCCTCAGTAACTTGTTTAAACATTGCCTAATACGTCTTGCCAAGAGCCATCCTTGACGAGGACAATCTTCCCCATCAGAGCAACACCCTGCTCCAACGCCATCTCCAAACACCCGTCTACATCGACTACAGCCCCGTAGTGACGTAGATAGTCCTCGGCTAATACTCTGACCCTCCAAGGCTGTCTTGACTTGCGGTAGATAAGCATCGGCTGCTTAAAGGCGATAGTGGATTGTCTTGTGGTCTGCTCCCACCAATCGTCGATATGCAATATCTCTTGCCGCTTAACTTCCAGCGCCCACTCTCCGACGATGGTATCTGCCCCGCCGTCACGGGTTTGCTCAAGGTTCCGCTCAACCTTGATACCTAACATATCACCGATAATCTTGAACAACTCTCGTTCTGCGGATGCACCTTTCGTGCGACTATTGATCATGTTAAAATATCCTATAAAGATTGTTGACACCTGAAAGTGGAACGCTTAGAATGTATTTTCTCATAGAAAGGACAGCAATGCAAATAACCAATAAATACAACCTACCACAGGCGATCATGAATTTCGCTACGCGGAGGGAGTACAACCCCGGCAAGTCAGACATTACGGTGAGCCGCCTTATCGATAGTCCTCGACGAACAGTTCTGACCAAGAAGCATAACCACGAACTCACGATAGACATTACTGAGTTGACAGCAGCAATGCTTGGCACTGCTCTTCACCATATCTTTGAGGTGGGTGCGGATGAGACTTCTATCCCAGAGGAACGGTTGTTCCTCAAGGTCAATGGCTGGGATATCTCTGGGCAGATTGACTCTCAGGTCAAGAACGGGGACGAGATCAGTTTGATCGACTACAAGTCCACGAGTGCTTGGGCGGTCATGAATGAAAAGCCTGAGTGGACATATCAGGTAAACCTCTACGCCTATCTAGTCGAGAAGGTGAAAAACATCCGCGTGTCGGATGCAACGATTGTCGTGCTGATCAAGGATTGGAAGCAGCGCGAAACGATTAAAGAAGGTTACCCAGAAGCTTCCATCTTAAATATCCCCATCGTCCTGTGGCCTATGGAACAGCGGGAAGCGTACCTCATGGAGCGGTTGCGGATACACACAGAGGCGGATACGAACATCGCCTTGGGTGGAGAAATTCCTCTGTGTACGCCAGAAGAGCAGTGGAGAAGTGCAGAGACGTATGCAGTCGTAAAAGATGCCAACCCTACAAGAGCGTGGCGTGTCTTCCCCGTACTTACGGAAGCACAAGCCTTTGCAGAGGATAAGAAGGGCATCACCATCATAACCAGAAAGGCAGAGCCAAAACGATGCAATGATTGGTGCAAAGTGGCGGCTCATTGTGATCAATACCAACAGGAGAAAGAAGCATGAAATATTCAGAGGTAGCTGCCATCAACGTGAATGAACACGTTGAGAAGAAACAGAACCTGTCGTACCTGTCATGGGCATGGGCGGTGGATCAGCTTATGCGCTTGGATGACAATGCCATGTGGGAGTACCATCCTCACCAGATGTTTGGCGATACCATGATGGTGTTCTGCACGGTAACGGCTTTTGGTCGTAGTCGGACTAGCCAGTTGCCGGTCATGGATCACCGCAACAAGTCCATCAGCAATCCGGATAGCTTTCAGGTGAACGTGGCAATGCAGCGTTGCTTGGCTAAAGCCATAGCCCTTCACGGTCTGGGTCTGTATATCTACTCGGGCGAAGACCTTCCGATGGAAGATAAGAAGGAAGAACCGAAGAAATCCGAAGTAGAAACAAAGGTTGACCTTACCCCTGACTCATCGGAGATGAAAGTGCCTGATCTCAAAGAAGCGGAAGCGGTAGATTGGATTGTGCAATTTGCTACAGAGATGATCCCCTCCTTGGGTTCACCCGAGTCGTTGCGGGAGTTCTGGGGTACGAATAAGTCCACCCTTTCCCGTGTCGAGAAATTTAGCAAGTCCCGGTATGACGCTTTGCTCACAGCGTTTAAACAACGTGTAACTGATCTCAACACTCCGAAGGAAACCGTATGAACCCGAAGCAGAAGAAGATTGAACACAACAAAGACTTTCCCAACTCCGGTGTTCTTTTCCAGAAAGACGCAGAAGGAAAGCAGCCTAACTCCACCGGTATCCTGTACATCGCTGGGGATGTCCTCCAATACATCTTGCAATGCGATCAGGACGGCAAAGACGTAGTGCTTGACCTCTCGGCATGGAATAGGGTTTCAAAGGCTGGGAACAGCTTCCAGAGCCTTGCTGTGAACAAACCTTGGAGTCCTCCGGAGAAGGAGTATGTACGTCCAAAAACCACCCAAACCGTGAAGGATATGACTGATGATATCCCCTTCTGAGACTATCCAATTTGAGGCGATCAAAGTCGCCATGAAGCAGGATAAGACGGGCTATATCTTGACGCTGAATATCCACCCTGACGAAATCCCCGAAGACCTTATGCGGGATTTTGTTGGGGCACGGTATCAGTTCGTTGCTGTGCGTTTAAACTCGGACGAGACTCCCTATCCCCGTAGGAACGGGGTTGTCTCTGCCGCAGGGATTCTCTGTCGTTCCCCTAACTTCTGGGATTGGCTGGTGTTTCTGGATGAAATCACAGAAAAGACC